GCCGGACGGCCTGCAAATCACCGCGCCCGGCGGCCTCTCGATCGAGGGCGACGTGTCCATCACCGGCACGCTCACCGCGTCCGACGATGTGATCGGCGGCGGCATCAGCCTGAAAACCCATCCGCACAGCGGCGTCCAGCCCGGCGGCGGCCAGTCGGGAGGGCCGGTCGGATGAGCGGCATGCACCGGCGCACCGGCAAGCGGATCGAGGGCGAGGAACATATCGCCCAATCCATCGCCGACATCCTGACCACGCCCATCGGCTCGCGCGTCATGCGGCGCGATTACGGATCCCGGCTGTTCGAGTTGGTCGATACCCCGCTCACCGCCAGCAACCGCCTGCTCTGGATCGCCGCGACGGCGGGCGCGCTGCGCAAGTGGGAACCACGCATCGCGCTGGAAAAGGTCGCCATCGCCCTGTCCGCGACCGGGCAGACCGTCCTGACGCTCGCCGGGCGGCGCACCGACCTGCCCACAAACGAACCCTTCGCCCTCTCCATCCCCCTCTGACCTGACCGAAAGGCCCCGCCCATGCCCTACTACCACGGGATCAAGATCAACGAGATCACCACCGGCGCCCGCGCGATGGCGGGGGTGGCGACCGCCGTTCTCGGCCTCGCTGCCATCGCCGCCGACGCGGATGCCGCGACCTTCCCGCTCAACACCCCGGTGCTGATCGATGACCTGCCCAGCGCCATCGGCAAGGCGGGCGACGGCGATTTCGCCGCTACCCTTCAGGCCATCACCGATCAGGCCAACGCCCCGGCGGTGGTGGTCCGCGTCGAGGAAGGCGAGGACGATGCGGAAACCAGTGCCAATATCATCGGCACCACGACGCCCGGCGGCGAGCTGACCGGGTTGCAGGCGCTGCTGGGCGCGGAATCGCTGCTGGGCGTTCGCCCCCGCATCCTCGGCGTGCCCGGCAACGACAACCAGCTGGTCGCGACCGGCCTTGCCACCATCGCCCAGAAGCTGCGCGCCTTCGCCTACACGGCCGCGCAGGGCGACACGGTGGCGGAGGTCATCACCTATCGCGAGAATTTCAGCGCGCGCGAACAGATGCTGATCTGGCCCGACTTCACCGATTTCAGCGGCTCCGCCATCGCCCGCGCCATGGGCCTGCGCGCCAAGATCGACCAGCAGACCGGGTGGCACAAGACGCTGTCGAATGTCGCGATCAACGGCGTGACCGGCATCAGCAAGGCCGTGCCCTTCTCCATCCTCGCCAGCGACACCACCGCCGCCAGCCTGCTCAACGATGCGGACATCACCACGCTGGCGCGGCTCAACGGCTTCCGCTTCTGGGGCAACCGCACCTGTTCGGACGAACCGCTGTTCGCGTTCGAAAGCGCGGTGCGCACCGCGCAGGTGCTTCAGGACACGATTGCGCAGGGCCTCGTCTGGGCGATCGACAAGCCGATCACCGGCGGCCTGGTCAAGGACATCGTCGAAACGATCAACGCGGAATTCCGCTCGCTCCAGTCGCAGGGCTTCATCGTCGGCGCGGAGGCGTGGTTCGATCCCGCCGCCAACCCGGCGGCCAATCTCGCGGCGGGCAAGATCGTCATCGACTTCTGGTTCACGCCCTGCGCCCCGGCGGAATCGATCGCGATCAACCAGCGCATCACCGACCGCTTCTACGCCTCGATCGCGGACAGCCTCTGAGCCGCGCCCAACCACCCGCACCGGAGTAACCGACCATGGGCATCCCCTCCAAGCTGAAGAACATGCACCTCCGAAACGATGGCGTTTCCTATCTGGGCCTCGTGCCGGAGGTCACCATCCCCACCCTCGCCCGCAAGTTCGAGGGCTATCGCGGCAATTTCGACAGCGAGCTGCAAATCGACCTGGGCGGCGAGCCGATCACCTTCGAATGGAAGGCGGGCGGCTTCATCGAACAGATCTATGGCCAGTTCGGTGCAACCCGGCTCGACGGCGTGCAACTGGTGTGGACCGGCGCCTATCAGGACGACAGCACCGGCCAATATAAGTCCGTCGAGATCGTCACGCGCGGGCGGCATCAGGAAATCTCCCCCGGCACCGGCAAGACCGGCGACGATACCGAGGAAGGGATTAAGACGGCCTGCGTCTATTACAAGCTGACCGTCGATGGCCGGGTGCTGATCGAAAAGGACGAGTTGAACAACATCTTCATCGTCAACGGCTTCGACATCCTCGCCGCGCAGCGCACCGCCCTCGGCCTCTGACCTCTGCCCGACTTCGCCCCGGCGCGGCATCGAGCGGCGCGCCGGGGCGGGGACCATGACCGCTCGCACCGAAAGTCCGATCCATGACCGACCTTGCCCTTGCCGCCGCCGCGATGGCGACCATCACCCTGTCCGAGCCGATCGTGCGCGGCGAAACCTCCATCACCGAAATCGCGATCCGCAAGCCCAAGTCGGGCGAGCTGCGCGGCCTGTCCATCCAGGATCTGATGACCGCCCGCGTCTCCGCCGTGCTCGACGTGCTGCCCCGCATCTCCATGCCGCCGATCACCCAGCAGGAAGCCGATAATCTCGAAGCGCAGGATCTTGCCGCCTGCGCCGGGGCGATCATGGATTTTTTTCTGACGGCGGCGGACCGCAAGGCGATCGAGAAGGTGTTGACGGCCTGATCGCGGACCTCGCCGCCATTTTCCATTGGCCGTTGCACGATCTGCTCGCGCTGGATCTGGATGAACTCATCCACTGGCACCGCTTCGCCGTCGATCGCTGGAAGCTGATGAACCGGGTGAAAATGCCATGAGCAACCGCAACCTCCTCCTGAAGGTGATGTTCGCGGCCAAGGACAATCTGTCCGGGCCGCTGAAGAACATCGTCGGGCTTGGCCAGTCCGGCAGCCAGAAGCTGGCGGCGCTGAAGAAGGAGGCGCGGGAAGCTGGCAATGCGCTCCGCGACCAGGGCGCCGACATCGCCCGCGCGGTCGCGGAGGGGCGCAAGCTGGGCGATCTGGTCCAGCGCGAACGCGAGCTGCGCGAGCAGGTCGAACGTACCAACCGCGAGATCGAGCAACAGGAACGGCTCAACCGCCGCCGCGCGCAGGCCGCCGCGATCCGCCAGCGCGGCGAAGATCTGCGCGCGTCCGGCACCGGCATGATGATGACCGGGGCGGCCATGGCCGTGCCCGGCGTGGTCGCGGCCAAGCAGGCGATGACCTTCGAAAGCGCGATGGCGGACGTGCGCAAGGTGGTCGACTTCAACAACTCAAAGCAGTTCCAGCAGATGGGCGAGGATATCGTGGACATGTCCACGAAGATCCCGATGGCGGCCGAAGGCCTCGCCCAGATCGTCGCGGCGGCGGGCCGCGCGGGGATCGCGCGCAAGGAACTGCTGACCTTTGCCACCGACGCGGCGCAAATGGGCATCGCCTTCGACACCACGGCGGAAGACGCCGGGAACATGATGGCGAAATGGCGCACCGCCTTCGGGTTGGGGCAAAATCAGGTGCGCGAGCTGTCCGACCAGATCAACGCCCTGACCAACACCTATGGCGGCAATGTCGGCGCCGTTGCGGGCGTGGTGACGCGCATCGGCTCGCTCGGCAAGGTCGCGGGCCTCGCCGCGCCCCAGATCGCGGCCATGGGTCAGCTCATGAACAGCGTCGGCGTGGAAGAGGAAGTCGCCGCGACCGGCATCAAGAACATGATGCTGGCGATGACCAAGGGAGAGGCGGCCACAAAATCCCAATCCAAGGCGTTCGCCGGGCTGGGCCTCGACGCGAAAAAGGTCGCCGAGGCGATGCAGAAGGATGCGGCGGGCGCGATCACCGACCTGCTGTCCCGCATCCGCAAGCTGCCGGAGGCGCAGCGCGCCGCTACCCTCACCCAGCTCTTCGGATCGGAAAGCGTGGGCGCCCTCGCCCCGATGCTCACCAATCTGGACCGGCTGAAGGCCAATTTCGAGATGGTCGGCGACAAGGCGAAATACGCCGGGTCGATGAACAAGGAATATCTGGCCCGCATTGCCACAACCGAAGGCGCGGTCGGGCTGGCCACCAATGCGCTGAAGGGCGTGAACGTCACGCTGGGCACATTGTTGCTGCCCACCATCACCGCCGCCAGCGCGAAGGTGGTGGAAATCGCCAATTCGGTGCGGAACTGGGCGAAGGAAAACCCCGGCCTCGCCAAGGGGCTGGTCATTGCCTATTCGGCGATCACCGGGCTGGTGCTGGGCCTCGGCGCGCTGAAGTTCGGGCTGGGCCTGCTACTCTCCCCCCTTGCCGCGATCTGGCAATTCCTCCCGAAACTTGGCCCGGTCTTCTCGATCGCCCGCTTCGCTGTCCTCGCGCTCGCGCGTGGCGTCATGACCGCCGGGGCGATGATGATGGCCAATCCCATTGTGGCCGCCATCGTCGGCATCACGCTCGCGCTTGGGGCAGCGGGCTATCTGGTCTACAAGCATTGGGATACGATTTCCGGGGCCTTCAGCGCGGGTATCGCCAAGGTCAAGGGCTGGCTTTCCGGCCTGCCCAATTGGCTGAAGAACCTCGGCTCCATGATGATGCAGGGCCTGCTGATGGCGCTCAATCCGGCGCTGCTCGCCCAGCGCCTGGTGTCGATCGCCCGCAGCGGCATTACGGCCTTCAAGAATTATTTCGGCATCAAATCCCCCTCGCGCCTGATGATGGGCATGGGCGGCTACATCACCGAAGGCTTGTCGAGGGGTATCGATCGCGGATCCGGCGGCGCCATCCGCGCCGCGCGGACGATGGCGGCGGGCGTGGCCGGCGCGAGCATGGCCAGCGCCAGCTTTGCCACCGGTCCCGGCGCCGGGCCGGGCGGCGGCGCGGCCTCGATCCAGATCGGGCAGATCAGCATCACCGTGCAAGCCGCCCCCGGCCAAAGCCCGGAGAGTATCGCGCAGGCGGTCGCCGCCGAATTCGACCGGCGCACCGCGCAGGCCGCCGCCGCGCGCCGGTCCAGCTATGAGGACGACTGACCATGCTCATGGCCCTCGACATGTTCCCGTTCGAAATCGGCACCCTGCCCTATCAGCAATTGCAACAAAGCTGGGAATGGCGCTTCGCCTCGTCCGACCGTTTCAGCGCCCGCCCAGCCTTCCAGTTTCTGGGGCCGGGCGCGGAAACCATAGACCTGTCCGGCGCGATCCACCCGATCGAGGGAATCGGCTCCTATTCGTCGTTCGACACGATCCGCGCCATGGCGGAAACCGGCGACGCCTACACGCTGGTGTCGGGCGTGGGCGAGGTGCTGGGTGACTTCTTCATCCGCCGCCTCGAACGGTCGCAGGATCTGTTCTTTGTCGACGGCGCGCCCCGCCGCAGCGATTTTCGCCTCGCGCTGGAGCGCGCCGCATGAGCCAGGCGCTCAAGATGGCGAAGGCCGCGTGGAAGGTGACGCTGGACGGCAAGGATCTGACCGAGACGATCGCACCCCGCCTGCTCTCCCTCTCGATCGCCGAAAAGCGCGGGGATGAGGCCGACCAGCTCGACATCACCCTGCACGACAGCGACGGCCTGCTGGAGATCCCGAAAAAGGGCGCGCTGCTGAAGGTGCAGATGGGCTGGGCGCAGGGCACCGGCCTGCCGACAGGGCTGATCGACAAGGGCAGCTACAAGGTGGACGAGGCCAGTTGGCGCGGCAACCCGGACCAGATCACGATCCGCGCGCGATCCGCGGATATGACCGATGCCTTTCGCATCCGGCGCGAGCGGTCGTTCGTCGGCAAGACGGTTGCGGAAATCATCGGCGCCATCGCGGCCGACAACGGCCTGACCGCCAATGTGGAGGCCGCGCTCGCCGCGAAGACGATTCCCGCTCTCGGCTATGGCGCGAAGAGCGATGCCGCACTGCTCAAGGCGCTGGGCAAGCGCTTCGACGCGGTGGCGACGATCAAGGCCGCGACCCTGATCTTCGCGCCCATTGGCAGCGGCAAGACCGCGACCGGCACGGAACTGCCCGTCGAAACCATCGACCGCAGCCAGACGGACGGCTCCGGCGACTATAGCCGCGTCGATCAGAATGACGTCTCCGGCGTCACCGCCGCATGGCATGACAGGAAGAGCGGCACCCGCAAGACGGTGACGGTCGATGGCGGCGGCGAACGCCGGTCAAAGCGCCTGCGCAAGGTCTATGCCAGCGAGGCCGACGCGAAACAGGCGGCGTCGGCGGAGAACAGCCGCATCGCCCGCGCCAAGGCGAAGATGACGCTGAAGCTCGCCTATGGTCGCCCCGACCTGTTCCCGGAACGGCCGATCAAGCTGACCGGCTTCAAGGAAGAAATCAACGCGCGACGGTGGATCATCGCCGAATGCAGCCACAGCATGGACGGCTCCGGCGGTTCCGCGACCAGCCTGACGCTGGAAGCGATAAATTAGTACGGCATTGCCGTATATTTCCTCTTGCACGAACTACGGCATTGCCGTATTTCCTTTCCATGCACACGGTAGTCGAAACCCCTGAATATCTCGCCGCCGCCAAAAAGGCCGGAATGACGGAAGACGAACGCATCGCCACCGTCGATTTTCTTGCCGAAAACCCGGATGCCGGTGAAATCATCCCCGGCACGGGCGGATGCCGCAAGGTGCGCATTGCGAAGAGCGGCGGCGGAAAGTCAGGCGGCTATCGGGTTATCACTTACTACATGACGCAGGAGCAGCCGGTTTTTCTGGTCACCGTCATATCGAAAGGCAAACAGGCGAACCTGACGGACAACCAGAAAAACCAGCTTCGGAAAGGCAAAGGCAAATGATCAAGGAAGATTTCGAGAGCCTGAAGCGCGGCCTTGCACAGGTGCAGGCTTATCAGGAAGGCGCGCGGGAAGGCTATGTCACCCATGACCCCATCGACGTGAAGGCGGTGCGCCAGCGCACCGGCCTGACGCAGAAGGGGTTTGCCGACAGGTTCCACCTGCCCGCCGGAACCGTGCGCGACTGGGAACAAAAGCGCCGCCAGCCCGACGCCCCGGCCCGCACCTTGCTTGCCCTGATCGCGAAAGACCCGGACGCCGTTGCACGGATGTTGGCGGATTGATCGTAATGCCGATCCTCGCAGCCATGGCTTTCGTCGCCTGCACCGCCACCGATGGCGATTCCCTCCGCTGCGGGCAGGAGCGCGTCCGCCTGATCGGCATCGACGCACCAGAGCTGCATAAATGCCCGCGCAACCGCCAATGCGTTCCGGGCGATGGCCGCGCCAGCAAGGCAGCGCTGCAACGCCAGATCGGCGCGCGCAAGGTGAAGCTGGACCGGATCGGCAAGGATCGATACGGGCGGACGCTGGTGGTCGCGCGCGCGGGCGGCGTCAACCTCGCCTGCGCCCAGCTCGCCGCCAAGCACGCGATCTACAAGCCGGATTGGGATAACGACCGCCGGATCGCGCGCGCTTGTCCAAAGCTGGCACGCTGATGTCCCGGTGGAAGCATCCGATGGAAGAGGACCTCCCGCCACCGACGATGCTTGGCACAATCGGTTGCGGGGCACTCGCCCTTTTCGCCTTGGTCGCAACAGTGCACGACCTCATGAACGGATTGTTGCGGCTCGTACGGTGGATCGCATCATTTTGATGACATCGCTGGTTCAGGGTATACCCCCTTCCCGATATTTCTGAGGCTGCTAATTCTTGCCCTGCGCCAAACTCGCCATAATTGCAGCAGGGGTCACCGCAGGAGGACCATCATCCTTCACCATACCATCTACAACCGGCCTAAAGAGTGAACTTAGAACGATTGCTCTGTCAGCATCAGAGGCCGCGCTTTCCTTGATGAGGGCGAGGTAAGTTTCCGCCATGCTGGCTCGACCACTGGCGTCGATCTTCAAATGCTCGTTCACCACATAGTTTCGAATTATCAGGCGCATCGCCCATAAATACATCGTCAGATAAAAGAGAGTTGCGGCGGAAGCGACTATCAATTCAAAATGGAACGTCAGGCGCAACCCGTTGGAACCTGAAACATATGTCGGGGAGCTATTGATCAAAGCTGATTTGAAAAGCCATCCACTCAATTCAAATGCGCCGACAGCCCAAGCTACCGCACCCAAAAAACCAGATATTCCAATGATCCAAATCCATTTCCAACCGCTTTCAGAAAGTTCTTTATAATTTCTCTCTCGCTCTTTCCAAAGCAGAACAGATGATTCTATTTTTAAATGCTCCGAATAGGAAGCATAGAGATCGGTCCATTTCGATTTAAAATCTTCAATTTGATCAAATACCTTCATTTTACAATCTTCATATGAAGATGAGAATTTTTCCTCCATTTCGATCTTGTTACGATTAAAATTCTCAAAAATTTTAGAAAATTCTGATATTAGCGCGTGACCTCGCCCATCAAGTTTCTCCAGTTTCTGATTAAACTGAGCAATAGCTTTATTGAAAATTGCAGATCCATCATTAGTAAACCCTGCGAGCTTTCTTTCGATTGCTATTATACCTCTCAAGGATTGAAGCGTGAGGGGACCATTTATAGGCGCAATATTTTTATCTGGATTCGTAATATATAGTAATGCCATTCCACCAGATTCAATACCTAATTCCTCAACCACCTCCCGGAGCGCCAATCCTATAGGGCTATCGAACACTATTACAAATTTATATCGTTGAATATTCATTCGGATATGATCTAAATTTTCTCCATCAGACCTCTCTTCTGCACCATATTCTACATTAGATATAGTGGTCCAGTGATCAGTAATATCTTGAATAGGACTTTCTGATGAAGGGTAGTCCGACGCCCATGAGTTCCACTCTACAGATTGCGATATTGCAAAACCATATAACTCAGCCAAGGAGGAGAAAGAATGTTCACCGCCTTTTTGGGCTCCAAAATCAACTGTGAACACCCATCCCCCTCCGAAGCCGAGCAGTTTCTCTAGTTATCGACGATCACATCTTCCGCACGATCCCGACCACGCGACCAAGGATGTGCAATTCCCCGTCATGCGCCGTTTCCGGCGGCGCGACTTCCTTGTTGTCGGACAGGATCAGCACGCCGTCGCGCGTCTGGCGCAGGCGCTTCACCATGCCCTGACCGCAAAAGGCGACGGCCCAGATCTTGTCCGCCATGCGGATCATCTGTTCCGAGCTGTCGATTATCAGCAGATCGCTATCGTTGATCGTCGGCACCATCGAATCGCCGATGCCCTGGGCGAAATAGACCTTGTCGGGATCGGCTCGCGTATATTGGCGCAGCCAGTCGCGGCTAAAATGGCGAACGGTTGTTGTAACCGGGATTTCTAATTCGGTCGCGCCCATGCCGAATTTAAGGTCGATCTCCTGCACCTCGACCAGATCGAGCTGCTCGGTCAGCGTCTGTGGGCTGGGTAGAGGTAGCGCCCCCTCAGTAGGGTCGTTCGTTTCGCCAGTCAGATATTCCGGTGTCGTACCTATAACTCGCGCAATGCGGTGCAAATGTGAGGAACCTGTACTGTTGCCAGTAGCCAGTTTGGCAATCGTCGCCTGTGAAACTCCGATCGCTCGCGCCAGTGCGGATTGGGAAAATCCGGCATTATCCATGCGTTCGCGCAAGCGCGCTGTATCTACGGGGCGTGGCCGGTTCATCTGTTTAGATAATAACATTGGTTATAGGATGGGAGTTTCTTTTTCTACTTGACCGCCCTATACCTTTCGTTATAGCCATGCTGCATGGAACACGAACCCACCCCTTTCGAAGCCTTTCAGGAAGCGGTTGAGCAGGCGGGAGGACAGTCCGCCCTCGCCCGGATCTGCGACGTATCGCAACCCGCCGTCTGGAAATGGCTTCAGTCCGCCAAGCGCCTGCCCGCCGAATATGTCCTCCGCGTCGAGGCCGCGACCGGCGTGTCCCGTCACCTTCTGCGTCCAGATATCTATCCACGCGACACCCCTTCCCTTCCTGCCTCCGCCATCGGCGAGGAAACCCCGCTCTGTGGCCCCATCCTATCGGCCCGCACCCTCGCCCGACACGGCAATCGCCGCGCCATTTTGCCGGGAAAGGAT